AAACTAGCTGTTGGTACAGGATCTCCATAACTTGAACTTAAATAATTTGAATAATATAATTCTTGAATAGAACTATATACTAAACGTTGATATTGAGTAGAAGTTTGACCCGTTGTAGGGTCAGTATTAGGATTAAATAAAGTACCTGATAAATTTGTTCCTAGGAACCTATCAATACTAACATCAGATGCATCAAATTCAATCCCCTTATAAGAAAATGCCTTATTTACCTCAAAAGGGACGACTGTAATGTCTGCTGCTAAAAATTGTTTGTATGCACTCATTCATTTTAGAAATCTAACTTAACCCTAATAAGAGCTTCTTTTGTAAAATCTTTAGGCAATGGTCTTGAAAGTTTAGCTACTGCTAGTAATTCGTTGTTGTCTTTATATAATCCTAAAGTTGTAATATAGGTTTGTGGGTTATTAATAAATGAAGGATATAATACTTCACCTGTTGAACCCGAAATGAATGATGGATTTTCTGAATAATTAAATTCTGAACTTCTAGGTCTTACAAATATAAAATCTGATGTGATTGATTCTTGGGCATTTAAATAAAAATCACCAATTGTTCCAAGTTTAGTCATTGATTGACTAATAGCTTGATATAAAGAAATATTAGCACTTGTAACTGGGGTTTGTGATCCTGTTGATACTACTACTTTAGGACCCCAAGCATATGAACCACTATACCCTAAACTAATACCTCCACTAACATTATAATCAGCTAAGGCCATTGGGTTTAATAAAATAGTTCCAATATCAGGTAATAACCAACCATAAGATCCTGAGTTTTTAGAATACCCCTCGGATGTATTATATGTTAAACTTGTAGATATAACACCAGTTGAACCTGTAATTAATTGAAATACTCTACCTGCTTCACAAAATTGAACAGCTGTTACATAATTACTATTATCTGTTAAAGTAATTGCACCATTACTACCTGAAAGTGTTAATGATAAAGAACCTAAAAATAATGAGTCTTTATATCTTGCTCTTTCCATAGGTAAAGCAAAAAACTCAGATGAAGATACAGTACCAAATACAAATTTAGCATTTTCATCACCTAATACTAAGTCTTGCCATTGGCCCCAAATTGTTCCTGTTGGAGATTTACCATCTACTGCAGTGTTGTAATCTAAACTACCACTACCTACTTCATTACCATAAGCAATAGCAAACTGGATTGATTCAGTAGTTGATGAATCATAAGCATTAATATAATAATTACCTGCCGAACTTGCTACTTGCACTGAAGAAGTAAATATAGTTGCTAATGAAGGTGAATTATTTGAGAATAATGTAGATGAAATAGCATCTGTGCTAACTACAAAATCACTTGGGTCTAATCGGTTAAATGACATAGTCTATTTTTTTATGATACTTTTGTTACTGTTACTGGAATTGTTAAGCGAGCACCTGAATCTCTACCTACTACAGTTAATGTAGCTTGTAAGATATTATTTGATCCAAATAATGTGTTTACTGTTGTTGCTCTTAAATTAATTGTAGTACCTACAACTGTTTTAGATACTGAAGTGCCTAATGTAGTGGTTTGGTTAGCTACATTTAATGCTGTTACGGATGGTGAATTAACACCTACACCTTCAAATGTTGAAAATAATCTAACATCAGAGATTGTAGCTGTATAACCAGCAGCTTCATAAGTATTTCCTCCAAAATAATTTAATGTTTGAGGAGTAATTGCTAATGCAGCACCTTGTTTGATTATAATTGAAGTATAACCTAAATCTAAGATAGGCATTTTAGCTGTACCACGAGGTAAAGTTGTAAGTTTATACTTCATTACCTGTGTTGATTGAGGAAACGCCTCTAATAAAGGCATGTTATCAATTGCTTGTCCGTAATAAGCAGAACCTGAAGGGTGGTTTGGATTATACAAAGTATAATCTATTTCATCATCTGCTAAAGCAAATTGAGTGATTCTAAACAAACCATCATTTTGAGCTAACAACTGACGACCTGTATCTGTTAAAATTGCGTCTACTGTTACTACGCTATTATTTAAATATCCCATTTTTTATGTGTATTTTATTATAAATATGTTAAACTAATCCTTTGTTTGTTAAGTTTTCAATTATTGATGGTAAGTTTTTCCTAAGTAATGGAGAAGGATATTTAGGAAATATAAATCCTGATCCCATTATTGTACCTGGTGTGTTTATTATTATGTTATTTATTGAAGGAACCCATCTTCTAATAGCAAAATAATTAACATTCACAGATGTTGTGTTTACTGGATCTTGTAAAAATAAATGAAATTTTCCAGTAGATTGATTAAATGAAGAAGATACAATAGTACTAACTAAAGCTTCATTTCCTTCAAATCTAATTTCATCATATTGTTGGAAAGATAAAGCTACAGGATTATCGAATCCACTACCAATAATAGGGGTTTGTTGATAAGAACCATATAAAACTCCTAAAGCAGCACTTGAAGTTAATACAGAAGTAGTAGTGCTACCTGTAGTAAAATAGGGTGTATTTACTACTACAGAACTAGTAATAGGAACTATTGTCCATGTACTTACATTGACCAATACATTTTTTGTATTTGCTCGTATTGTCACATAATATTCTGAACCAGAATTAAGGAATAAACTAGAAGTTATACTAAAATCTTCATCATTCATACTAGGTATTACTTTTTGTTGGATAGCTATTTGTTGATTATTTTCAAATAATCGAACAGATGCTGAGGTACTTCCGGTTCCTGCTCCTACATCCTCAATATTAAATGAAGCACTAAAAAATGCTCTTACAGGAGAAGTATTTTGAACAGTATAAACATCAGTAGTAAGATTAAATCCTCCGGCTTGATCCACAATAATAGTATCAAAACTAGCAGTTTCTGTAGTTCCAGCAGATATAGATTGTACTGTGCTGTCTTCAACATTTAAAGCAAAAGGTTGATTATATAAACCAGGAACAATATTAAAGTTTAAACTAGAATAAGAACCACTTACTAAATAGTTAGTACCTAATGAACCTGTATCAGAATATAAAATTATATTAGATATTACTGCTGGTTTGTATATTGTAAATTCGGAAGAACCTGATAAAGTATAATTATTATTAGGAGATAAAATTACAGAAGTATCAGCTCCAAAAGCATCTAATAAATTAGGTAAATAAGCTGAACTTGTATTATCATTATTAGGTTGAGTAATATTTCCTAATTCATCTACTAAAAATCCTATTTGGTAATTACCACTACCTGATCTTTCAGCTAATGTATTACCACGTCCTCCAGGGCTGTATATAAAATATGAAGTATATTTTTCAACTGAAGGTAATTGTTTACCTGTAATAACATTAAAATCAGGGGATGTATTTTTACATCCATTATATCTTGGATTAGCAATACGAGCTGTTGTATAATTAGAAGCAGGTGTTGTTGATGGTGTTGCACTACCTGTTCCTCTTGAAGCGCTAATTATTACATTTGCATTTACAGCTGTAATAGCATTTGAAGAAAAATCAACATCAAAAAATTCAGGATTTGATCTTGGAGCATCAACATTACCTACTATTACTAAACAATCTGGTTCTATATATGATTCATAAAGAGTTAAGTTTGATGCTTTTGTAGCTATAAGATCATAAACATCAGCATTATTCCAAAAATATAATGGAAAAACAGGATTGTTTATTTCTATTTGGTTTACAATTTGTGAATCCCCAGGGTTAAGATCATTACTAGTAAAATGTGTTACTCCAATATTATCTCTTAACTCCCAAACAATTGAGCCTGGGTTATCATTAATATTAGTCTCTAATGTAAAACTAATATAATATATTTTATCAGAATCAACATCAAAATTAATTTTATTTAAATTTTTTGCAGTGGTAGTATTACCACCCATGTAAAGACATGGGGAATAAGGACTTCCGTCTATTACAAAAGTAGAACTTCCTATAGAAGCAGTTTGGTATATTTGTAATATTTCAACATTACAATCACTTAAATCACCATTAGTAACTGTTATTACAGATCCACTTAATTCACCATTATAAAATTCTTCTTGGGTTGAATTTATGAAAGGAACTGAACCACTTAATGAGGGGGTTGAACCTGACCAACTTTGGGTAATATTTACAACACCATTTCCTGTATATTGTGAAGAGGTTAAGCCAAATAAATTAGGCATTGTTCCACCTGTACTACCAGTAATAGTATACATTTGTATAGCTGAACCCGTAATTTCTATATTTTCGGTTTGATAAGGAATATTTGTTGAACCACTACCTACCCATGCAATTGATGAAGTAATATTAGGTTGTGGAACAGGATATTTATTTCTCTCTAAAGTTGTTTGTTTAATTACAATACCTGAAGCTAAATCTGTTCTAGCTGGGGTGAAATCCTGAATCATTTTAAATAAAGAGTTATCAAAATATTTGATAAGTCTTATATAATCCCAAATATTATAATTACCTGTATATTTTTCAAAATAGTAATCTCTAATAGCATCTAAAGCAGGATATGATTCAGCAGATGAAGATACTAATCTTGGATCACCAATATATTCTCCAATATTAAAGTAGCCTAATTGACCGGCAATATCATTATTAATTTGGTTTTGAGGAGAAAATGCTACCTCAACATAATCAATATTTGGTGTATAAGATCCACTTATAGATACACTTTGTTGTATTGAAATAAATGGAGATAATACTTGATTTGTTGGTAAGTTAGTTTCTTCACTTCCACTATAAGGTAAAATTTCAGCTTGTTGTCTAATTTTATTAGAAACACGATTTTTAATACCTGATGGGAATTGATTTAAATAAAATATTTCGGTATTTGGAATATAAGTTCCTCCTGAGCTTGTGTAAAAATTACTATTTGAAGTAAAAGAAGAAGTAGCAATCCAAGAACCTGTTACTTTAGGGTGGATTGATATTGATGATGTATATAATTCACCTCCTAAAGACGCTCTAAAGGCTAAATCGGTTGGTGATGTATTAATTCCATTACTATCTATTGAGTAAGGATTCATTACATAATCATTAAAAGAACTTGAATCTAAAGTATTAACATAATATCTAATTTCTTGAAATGAACCTGTAAAATATTTTCCGGCTAGTGATGATGAAATACCAAAATAGGATTTTACAGCATTGTTCCAAGGATCTTCTGTAAATGGATCAATAGATGATGATGCTTGAAAACCAATTGTATTTCCATCTTCACCTTTATAATTTTTATCCTTAGCATATAAAGTATAAACTGTACCTACTTTATTTACTAAAACAGACCACCAGTCTCCATTATAAAAAGGTAAATAAACACTTGCCGATAATTGAGGAGATGTTGGGTCAGGTATAAAATCTAATTTGGCATATTGATTGTATGGATCAGCAATTGATCCAGAATAAGAGGAGCCAGAAGGATTATTTGATGTAGCGGGATGGGTATTATATCCTGAACCTGTATATTTTAAAACTAATTTAACGGAAGTATCAGTTTCCCATAAACTTTGAGAAGCAATACTCGCTGTATTTTGTGGTAAACCATCTGTTCTAAATCTAAATTCTACTGCTTGGGGTCTATTATTGCTTGCATTCCATGCAGAATTAAGAGCAAAGGATGAACTAATATATGATGAACCACTTGTGTAATAAGCGTAATTATACTGATTAAACCAAAGATCATAATCATTTTCTATAATTTTATCTTGACCACCAAATTCGTTTACTTGTAAAATAGTATCCGGAATACCATAAACAGTAATTAAAGCTCTTAAACCTTCTACTGTACCTTTTTTCTTAAGTAAGTAAGGTAAATTAGCATATATGCGTTTATATATTTCAGCATTTAGGTCTTCGGTCGGTATTAACGAACTTGTAGATGATGCGGTAATATACGTGTTTATATACTCATATCCCGCTGGGGTTGGTAATGAGCCCGTCGTATAAGGTAAGTTATATAGACTACCTGAAGGTGTTAAACCTAATAAAGCTGAGTATAAATCGTTTGTGGAAAAATTATTTTGATAGATTTTAATACCCATATCTCTTAAGATATCAGCTACTAAATCTTTTGATACACCGTAATTTAAACGGTTATCATTATTGTATTTGTTTGTAACATCTTGAGTATATAAAAATACATTATCAAAATGTTGTCCAATCATCTCAATGAACAATTCATACTGAGCATTTGCTGGATCTTCTAAAAGATAAGAAGGAATGGCATTTATTAAAGCATTATTATTTTCAATATCATACTCTTCTGCTACTAATGACTGAGATATAAACCAATTTGATCCTGATGTTGAAGTTGTTGTATAATTAGTATAGGGAGGTGTTGGACCCGTTTTAGGCCAACTAGCTGAACCTGAAGTAAAGTATAAAAAATACTCATAATTATCAAACCCAGTAATAATTTCGTTTATTTTAGATTGCCAAATAACATTACTTGATGAAACATAATAATTTGCAGGAGTAGTACTTGAATAACTTGCACTATAATTATATTGTTCAATTAAAGATAATTTATAATAAAAATTTTCTAATCTGGTTTGAGCAGATGAAAAATGAATAAAATTATCATAATTAGAATAATCTACATTAATTTCAATTCCTGTTTTAGCTAATAAACTATTTAACTGATATCTTAAACTTCCTGAACCTTGTGTTGAATCTGTAATAGCAAGTTGGTTTGAATTACTATAGTCTGTAGAATTATTAATTTGGTTTTTAATATTAAGACTAGTATTTGGACCTTTTAAATAGATATAATCATTAGTTACATCAAAGGTTTGAGTAATATTAACATTGTAAGCAACTGGGGTTGCTACTTGAGTTACTACCCAACATTGAGAATTTATGTCAAATTGTTGAGGTAAAGCTTCATATAATTTAATTAAAACTGTTGGATTAGTAATACTAGAAGTATCTAATAAAACATTATTAGCAATTATTAATGCATTATCACCAAAATTTAAATAAAAATCATAATAACTTCCTGTTGAATTTGCAATATCATTTGTTAATTCAATTGAAGAAGATATTACCAAAAAATCAGGAATTGAAGTTGTATCTAATCTAACCTCAGTTCTATCTGGGCTGATTTGGGATATAAAATAATTGTTATTAGGGTCTGATGCTAATTTATTACTTACAAAATTATATAAAGTATTATATTGACCTTCAGTAAATCCTTGAGTTGTTAAATCAATTTCAGGATAGATTGTTAAAACATTATCTAATAATCTATAACCATTATAACCAAAAACATTATTTGTTAATATAGTTCCATTTAAATCATAAACAAAATACTCAATATGATCTGTAATAGGGTCAAATGAATTTTCAACCTCTACAGAAGTAATAAGAGAAGTATCATTCACTGAATATTCTTGAAACTCAAATGTAGTTGGGTTTAATGGAGTTATGTTAATTATTTCGGCCATTATATACTTCCTGTTGTTATTGTTGGTACACTTATAAGTTGTTGTTGTAAATCTAAATTTTCTTGTCTTAATTGAGTAATTTCTTCAATTAATGCTTGAATAGTATCATCATTATTAAAATTCCCAGCATATTCTTGACTGGTTTTAATAAGATACTGATGAGAATTTATATCTCCAAACTTAGGTATTTCAAAAAATAAAGTTTGATAATTTGTAAAAAATTCTGATACTGATATTGTTGGTGCTACTACAGAACTTGTTGCAGCTGGTTGGACTAGTTGATTAAAAGAAGTATCAATAACCCTCTCATATTGAGTTTTACTGTATGCTTGTTTTGTTAAAATTATTGTTTCGCCCGACATTATCCGTTTATAACTTTAAAGTAATATTGATTATCAAATACTATTTTTGAACCATTAAGATTTGTTTGAATTAAAATTGCATAATATCTTTCAGGTTCTAAACCATTCATATAAATATCAAAATAACTTGATGTAGCATCAGCACTAATTTGAGTATATTGTGAGTCAAAATCTATTATATATTCATTTGTATCTAAATCTTTAATAGCGTATAAAGATGAACCTGAAGGTAAGTAATAATTATTTAAATAGACAGATGATGTTTCCCATATCTGAACTGGGTATTCAGGTCTAGCATTAATTCTAAATCTATTAATACTTTCAGGATAAAATGTTCCTGGATTTTGAGCTAATGTTAAAGTAGCAGGAGTTGTATTTAGAACTGTTTGTGATGAAGATCCTGTATTCCATGAAAAATCAAACCAACTAATTTGTAATGCTGGTGGATAAATTGTATGAGTATCTCTTGAAAAATACTTTAATTCTGGCTGAATATCTCTATTATAAATAAATTCATCTTTTTGTTTTATAATAAATCCTTCATTTGCAAAAGCACCTGTAAGCCAAGCTTTTAAAGTATTTGTAACATTTAAATTTAAATCTTTAGTACTATAAAAAGTAAAATTAGTTGATTGAGTAATAGGATTAGTATTTGAATTAAATAATGGTAGGTTTGGAGAACCTGTATACCAAGTACCTCCTCCAGCAAATGAATATGAAACATTATAGGAAGCTGTTACGTTTGATCCTAAACTAGCAATAACTGTAGGCCATTGAATTGATCCGGAATAGGTTCTCCAAATCCAACTTACACCGTTAGTTACTGAGGGTTCATCTAAATATCTTCCTGTACCCATATCCCAAGCACCTGAAACTGGATAACATTCAAGTGTGGTAGTTGCATTCATTCCTGTAGAAGTAGCAATATAACATTGTAAATCTGCTTTCCAAGATCCACTGTTATATACATTTTGAGGCATTAAATTAAGTGATTGGGTAATATCCCCATTATTAAATTTAATTAAAAATCTACTTGTTTGAGGATTTGGATCTGCATAAGCAAAAGATGTTTCTGTAGCTTCAATTATTGGATCCATTCCTGTGTTCATATTAGGAAACAATGAATACATTGTTGCATCTTTTTCAGGAAATATTTTATATACTGCCATTTCTATTTTATTATAAATTTACTACTCTACCTTGAATATCTTGGTTTGGATATTTAACTTCGAATATTGAAGGATCAAGTGATGGATAAATTACATTTCCTATTGTTGCTGCATTTATGTCATAAGCATAAGGTGAATATCCTAAATTTGTTCCTACAAAATTTGATACTGTTATATCTTTTACTGTTTGTACACCTTTTATTCTATCTAAAAGAATATAAAGTTCCCTTAAAACAATAGGTTGATTAAGTTGCCATTTATCAATAGCAAAATAATCTTTTAATGCTGTAATACAATCAAATAATACTTGGTTACTATTAAATTCTGGGAGTACTATAATATCAAAATTTACTCCAATATTAATAATAAATCCATCTTTAATATTAACAGCATCATTAACCATTCTATATTGAGATAAGTATGTAGTTAAATTTTGTTTTAAAGCAGTAGATGCTATGTTTAATTGGTTACTTGCGTTATATGACAACACATACAAGTCTAATACGGAATTAGATTCGCCTGCGGACATTGATTGTGCTTTAGTTGGTTCAATATATGCTTTAGCAATAACTCCAAATTTAGCAGGCATTGATAATGATCTTACTAAATAATCATCTTGAGTTACGTTACGTAATTGTGTTGCAAAATTTGCTGATGTATTTTGTCTAAGTTCTTCTATTGAATCTCCATCTCCTCCACCATCAGCGGCTATTAAATTAGTAACAGCTAATGAAGCAAATATAGTATTTGCGGTTGTAGCATTTAAATTTGAATTTAAAAATTGAATATCTGCTACTAAATTTGTTAAATCATTTGAGGGTACATTTGCTTCAACTCCACCACCTGTCAAATATCTAACTGTTAAATTAGTTTGAGAAGGTGCAATACCATAAGTTTTAGTAAATATAAAATTTGAAGGAGAATAAGCTGTTGTTAATTTATATTTTTCAAATGGTAATCCTAAACCTACGTTATCTGAGTTAGGAATTAGTTCTTCATCTGTATCTGTTGCTGTTCCAGCACCAAATTGTATTTGTAATGAACCTGAGTCTAAAAAACGAGTAATAAATCTTCTTTGAACTTGTTTAAGTTTTAAAAGATAAGGTGTATCTCCAGAATATTGAGATAAATTAGGATCATTTGGATTAGTATTTTTTATAGAATCATAAACAGCATCTTGTGCCAAATAATCTACTTCATACCATTCATTAGTATCAGTATCAAAAACGTCTAATATACCAATAATTTTTTCAGCATTAATTTCAACAGTTGAAAATTGTTGAGGAGCACCAAATGAAAATGTAGTTGTATTAATGTTTGACGATATTGAATTTCTTGTCTTTTTTAATAAGAATGAAGTTGGATTACCTCCTGATGTAGCAAAAATTGATATTTCTGTTGGATCGCCTGAACTTGATACTGAAAAATCAATTGGGTCTTCTATTAAAAATGAAATATTAGGATTAGTAACTGATTTTACTTGAGCATTTTGATTAATAAATAAAGAATAATCAAAATCAGGTACATAAGTTGAACCTGAAAGTTTAGCTGGTACTTGTTGGTAAAAAGTAATAGGAGCAGAAGCAACTTGAGTTACGTTTGGTTTATAACCAAACATATAAGCTAATTCATATAAATTATTTGTTTGGCGAGCATATTGTATATATGTTTCTTGGATTTGATTATCAAGATAAAATGATAAAACATCACCTACATAGGCAGCCATTTCCATAAACATCATTCCTGGTGATGCTGGTGTAAAATCATTATAAGTTGTAGGAAAATAAGTTTTAGCATAGTCTACTAAACTAGCTCTTAATTCACTAAAGTCTCTATTAATGTATTGTATATTTTTTCTATTAGTTGCCATTATGTAAATGCTATTTCTACAGTATCGCTTAAACCTGTATCTTTTATATTATATTTTAATATTACGTTTATTTGGTTAATATCTGGGAATGAATCTATATTTAAACTTCCTATAATAACACTTGGGAAATATAAATTTAATTGATATTGAATATCTTCTTTTAAGGAATCAATATTACCTGTATTAATTTGTTGAAAAATAAATGCTCTTAAATTACCACCAAATGTTGGGTTTAAATATATTTCGTTTTTATTTGTTAAGAAAAAATTAATTAAATTGTTTTTAATAGCTTCTTTTGTAGTATAAGTTGTTTTAAATACCCCAGGAGCATTAAAAGGAATAGCCACACCAACACCAGTACCTGGTCTTGTATCTATAGGGTATATTTTCTTTGCTCCGAATGCCATTATTTATTCATTAATCCCATTATCATATCTAATCCTACTTCTCCAGCAGGTAAAGCTCCATTAACATTATCTACAGGTCCTGTAGGATTAAAATCACCAGCATATGCTGTTACTGCTGGTTTGTTATTTTGCATATCTTCTAATAAACCACCAAACATTGCTCGTCTTTCAGCAGCGTTTAATTGTTTTGGTTGTTCAAGGTGTGGTTGTGCATAAGTATCTCTTATAGCTTCATTCACAACTGTTTTTGGAGCACGAACTGCTTCCAACAGGATATCTTTTAATTCCTCTTGGATAGCTTCTTTCATGGCTTCCTTAATTAGTTTTTTAAATTCTGTTGTCTTCATTATTTATAAATATTAAAATTAGTAAGCTTTTAAATTATCTCTATCAATTATTAGTTTTAATTCATTAATTAAAGTTTGATCATCTGTTGTAAACGATAATTCGGTTTGAATTAACGTAATACCTGATTGGTTTTTACCAAGTGCACGTCTGCGATTTACAGTAGGTGTATAAGGAACTGTTTCTATTTCAATAATAAAACCTTGATATGTTATTTCGTTTTGTGTTAAAGTTGATTGAGCTTGTGCATCTGCTACATCTTTAACTTCTTTAGATATAGGAATAAGTGAATTCATATTATTAGGATCACATTTTTCTAAAAAGAAATCAATTGATTTTAATAATGTTACTGCTGTTAATATAAAAGCACCAACAATTGATGCTACT